GCTGGTCTTTTGAAGATACACTTGTCAATCATTACAGTGACCATACGTGGGGTATCACATACTTCCATAGCATATGCTGCAGCTGCTGCGTCTAACCATGCTAGCAGTTTACCACCAAATAGATTGGCGTGAAAGCCTAAATCACTTTTCTTAACTGGGTGTGTTGTTATAAGATTCACTGATCTTAGAGTTTAGTTCTTCAATATGCTTTTTAACTTCCAACATGTCTTGAAGGGTAGCAATATCTTTTTTCTTTTGCATCTCTTCTAGTTGGCGTGTCATGAACTCACGTTCTTCACGGAGGATATCTCTGTATCCTTCTTCTCTGTCATTAGGCATTACAATACTAGTTTAAATCCTATGTGGATATAGTTAAGGTTATTATTTATTTGCAATATACTAAATGTAGTGTATAGGGGTTTGTATATGGGATAGTCTGCCCCTACACGTCCTATGAGTAGTTGAGGGTTATTGTTTAGTCTGTATGCTGGACCACCATAGATTCTTAATTCGCGAATTGCAAATTCATACTGTAGATAGGAGTATGTGGAGTGGTGATGACCTTTACCCATAGCTAGTACACCTATGAATGTTTTATCGTATCCTACCTCAGCTAACAGACCGCGTGCATGAAGGCAAGCTACATAACCTACTCCTGCATGTTTTACTTTACTAAGCTCAAATGATTTTATAGGGTAGTATGGAGAACACTCCTGACTGAACAGAAATGACGATAATGACAATAATGACAATACTAATTTAGTCTTCATTTTTGAAGTAGTGAATGATATTTACTATACGCTCTTCTTGACCGTTACTGTAAGTGACATAGGTGTCGTAACCAAGACCTACAGGATTAGGATCATCAGCGTTGTAGTAAATAACTAAGTTCTTCATACACTTGCAATATAATAATAAATTTGTAATGTTTAAACTTTTGACGTATATTTATAATGTAACCAACAAATTATTTTAAGATGTCAGACAACGAAAGAGAATTGACTCCTGAAGAATTAGAAGCAAGAAGACAGGAGATTACTGCACATTATGAAAAGATGATTCCTCAGCTTACAGTGCAGCTAGAGTATGAAACATTGCTTACTGATATTGAAACTCAAAGAGCAAAACGTTTCCAAGCACAGGTAGCTATCGCAAATATGATGGCACCTGAACCTGAAGAGGACGAAGTACCAGTTAAAAAATTAAAAAGAAACTAATGATGGCACTAGTAAATCAAGTAGCTAAGAAGGTTGTTATGTCTAAACAGGACATTACCAAGTTTCAGATACTTACTTACTGCTATTTAAAGAGTATTAAAGTAAGTGAGGCTGATTTGGAGTGTCTTACCCTTCTAGGTATTAATGGAGAGAAGGAGCTTTCTGATTTTTGTAATGTAGTGTCTACAGAAAAAATTTTTAAGTCTCCGCAATCTGCACGTAATGCGATTTCAAAAGCACATAAGAAAGGATTAATCTTTAAGAAAGGTAATTCTAAGAAGTCTGTAGTTGGGTTAAACCCTGATATGCAGGTTCAGGCAAAAGGTAATGTATTATTAGATTATAAATTCGCACACATTGAATCCAAGGAAAGCAAGAACACTAGTACCCCTAGTAACGGAGAAGCTTAATCTAGAGAAGCAGTTGGTATCTGACCTGGTTTATTTTTACTGGCAGAAGGTACGTAAAGCTTTAACTAACATGTCTGCATCTAGGGTAAGAGTTGAGAACCTTGGAACTTTTAATTTACGAGTTAGGAAAACTCAAGGTTTGATTAAGGCTTTACAGGAAGATGCATAAATTCGCACACATTGAACCCAAGGAAAGCAAGAACACTAGTACCGCTAGTAACGAAGAAGCTTGATCTAGAGAAGCAGTTAGTATCTGACCTGGTTTATTTTTACTGGCAGAAGGTGCGTAAAGCTTTAACTAACATGTCTGCTTCTAGAGTAAGAGTTGAGAACCTTGGAACTTTTAATTTACGAGTTAAGAAGACACAGGGTTTGATTAAGGCTTTACAAGAAGATGCAGAGTCTGCTGATCAGAATTCTTTTACAGGTTATAAGAGTTATGATAACACAATGGAGAAGCTAGAAAAGCTTACACGTGTTATGAGTGAACTAGAAACAGAATGGGAAGAAAGAAGAGAACATTATGAAAATCGTAGAAACACTGAAAACAGTTTGGAGCAATAGGCTTCAAATATTGGAAGGTATTAAGAACTTCATAAATAGAGATGAACATGTAGAGCGTATTGCTGCTACTAGAATGTCTATCTGTGAAGAATGCCCTTTATTAGATCTTAAGGGTAGTAAATGTTTTGCTCCTGGTACGGAACCTTGTTGTGGGAGTTGTGGCTGTTCTTTAAAATTAAAGACACGTAGTTTAGAATCTGAATGTCCTGAAGGTAAATGGTAAATTATGGCTGTTAAGTTTATACCAGAATCACACGAGTACGTATCTATAACTGAAGGTGAGAACATTAAGTGGACAAGTGTCACTAGTCTCATAGCTAAGTTTAAGCAACCATTTGAAAGAGATAAGATTGCTGCTAAGTCTGCACGCAATAAAAGATCTAAGTGGTATGGTATGACTCCTGATGAGATTAAAGCTGCTTGGGATGCTGAATCTCAAAGAGCTATTACTGTGGGTAACTGGTACCACAATCAGAGAGAAGAAGATTTATTAGGATTAGATACTATAGAAAGACACGGTAAGGAGATTCCAATTGTACAACCTCTTGAGGATCAAGGTTTTAAGATTGCGCCAGTACAAAGACTAAAAGATGGTATGTACCCAGAGCATTTTGTGTACATGAAAAGTATTGGTATTTGTGGTCAGGCTGACCTTGTAGAGGTAATTGATGGTAAGATTCATATTACTGATTACAAGACAAATAAAGAAATCAAGGAAAAGTCTTATGTGAATTGGGAAGGTATGTCTCAGAAGATGGAGTTTCCTGTATCTCACTTAGATGATTGTAATCTTAATCACTACAATCTTCAGTTGTCATTGTATATGTTTATGATGCTAAAGCATAATCCAAAGCTTATTCCTGGTGAAATGATTATTCAGCATGTGATGTTTGAAAAAGAAGCTGAGGATGAGAATGGATACCCTATCCTTGTAGAAGGACCTCAAGGGGAACCTGTGATAGCAGAGATTAAAAGATACAGCTTACCTTACATGAAGGAAGAAGTTACTAATATTATTAATTGGTGGAATAACAATAAATCATGATAGTTAAATTATTTGATATACAGAATGGTAAAGTAGTACCTTCTGAACACTGCTATACTCTTAAGACGTTAAAGACTATTATTGAAGAGTTTCCTGAAGAACACCTTCAGATCTTTCAGTATGTATTCTATATGACGTATCCTAATCCTGATTTAAATCCTTTCTTTACAACTCCTGAGTTAGAAAAAGAATCTATCATCTTAAGAGAGATTGATGCTGACTTTAGTATTGAGGATGATTTAGTACAGGATGCTCTTAAATTATGTAGGCAGCTTTATGAAACACCTACCTATAGAGCGTACAAAGGAATACAAAGTATGTTAGACAAACTTGCTAGGTACATGGAACAAACACCTATTGAGCATGGTAGAGATGGAAACATCAACTCTATTGTTAATGCTGCTGCTAAGTTTGAACAGATAAGAAGTTCATTTAAGGGTGCTTACTCTGATCTTATGGAAGAACAGAAGTCTACTGTAAGAGGTGGTCAAGGGTTAGCTTATGATCAGTTATAATGGAAGAAATTATTATTCCTTTATTTGACTCACAAGTATCGTCTTGGACTGAGGTAAAGTTCGGAGATAAAAGTGAACTTGTCAAGACCCTAGAAGAAATTTTTAAAGCTCCGGGTGAATATGAGTTTGATGAAACAGCTCTATTATTTAACTCAGAAGCTCAGAGATTCAATAAAGACGGGGTGTACACGTTTGCACCTTTTAGATCAAAAGATTTTATTGAATACTGGAATGCAGAAAAAGAAAAGTGTCGTAAGGGTGCTTTTTATAAAGGAAAGAATGGTAGACTCTGGTACTTATCTAGAGATTACTACATGTGGTTAAACTTCTTACCTATCTATGATAAGGAAGAAAAGAAGTACGGGTTTGCTAAAGTAAGGGATGCTCAGTATCACATGGCATTATACGAGACGTTAGCAGAGCTTAACTTTGCTCATTCAGCTATTTTAAAGAAACGTCAGATAGCTTCCTCCTACTTTCATATGGGTAAGTTGATTAATACTTACTGGTTTGAAGAGGGTGCTATTTTAAAGATTGGTGCTTCTCTTAAAGATTACATCAATGACAAGGGTTCATGGAAGTTCTTAGATGAATATGCTAACTTCTTAAATGAGCACACTGCTTGGTACAGACCTTCTAATCCAAACAAGGTATTGTTATGGGAACAAAAGATTGAGATCCGTACAGGTGGTAAAAAGATGAATAGAGGTCTTATGTCTAAGATCCAGGGTATGTCATTTGAAAAAGATGCTACTACTGGTGTTGGGGGTCCTGTTAGTTACTTCTTTCATGAGGAGGCTGGTATTGCACCTAAGATGGATAAGACTTATGAGTACATCAGACCTGCAATGTCTTCTGGTCAGATGACTACGGGTATGTTTATAGCAGCTGGTTCTGTGGGGGATCTTGATCAATGTGAACCATTGAAACAAATGATTCTAAATCCAAAGGCTAATGATATCTATGCTGTTGAAACAGATCTTATGGATGCTGATGGTACTATTGGTATTGCAGGGTTATTTATTCCTGAGCAGTGGTCTATGCCTCCTTTTATAGATGACTATGGTAATTCTCTTGTACCAGAAGCTTTAGAGGCTATTAAGGAAGAAAGAAAAAGATGGGAAAAGGATTTAACTCCTGAGCAGTACCAGTTACGTATTTCACAGAAGCCTACTAATATTGCTGAAGCGTTTGCTTATAGAAAAGCTGCAATCTTTCCTACTTCTTTAGTTAGTCATCAGATAAAAGCTATTGAAGAGAATGAGTATCCTATTGAGTATTTAGATCTTGAAAGAGATGGTGATGGTAAAGTGATAGCTAAGAAGACTAAACGTATTCCTATTACTGAGTTTCCTATTTCTAAGAAGACTGAAGATAAGAGAGGTGCTATCTGTGTTTATGAACGTCCTGTAGATAATGCAGAGTTTGGAACCTACTACGCAAGTATTGACCCCGTAGGAGAAGGTAAGACAACCACCTCAGACTCTCTCTGTAGCATTATTGTATACAAGAACCCAGTGGAGGTTACCAGACAGACAGAAAATGGCGTAGAGAGCTTTATAGAGCGTGATAAGGTTGTAGCTACTTGGTGTGGTAGATATGATGATCTTAACAGAACACATGAAGAACTAGAGAATATCATTGAGTGGTATAAGGCATGGACTATTGTAGAGAATAACATATCTTTATTTATTCAATACATGATCTCTAAAAGAAAGCAGAAGTACCTTGTACCTAAAAACCAGATACTCTTTTTGAAAGATATAGGTAGTAACAAGTCTGTATATGCAGAGTATGGTTGGAAGAATACTGGAACATTGTTTAAGAATCACATGATATCTTACGCCATACAGTTTTTGAAAGAAGAGTTAGATGTAGAGTTAGATGATAACGGAACACCTAAATCTGTAACATATGGTGTTAGTAGAATACCAGATAAGATGTTGTTAAAAGAGATGATGGCATACTATCCAGGACTTAACGTGGATAGACTAGTTTCTTTTGCAGCTTTAGTATCTTTTGCAAAGGTTCAACAATCTAATAGAGGATACTCTAAAAGGGTTGAGAAACAGGAAGAAAACTTGCATAAGACAGATAATTTGTATAAATTAAATATGAGTCCCTTTAGACATGTGGGAAGCTCAAAAACAAAAGGATCTAGACCACGTCCAAGAAACCCTTTTAAAAACTATCGTTGATGTTTGATAATATTACGATCACAGCAGAAGCAGACAGTATTTCATATTCCTACTATGATATGTTAGATGATAGGATATATGAGGAAACTTATATTTTAAGTGATCATACCACATATAGTGTAGCAATATGAGAGTATTAAATGCAATGGACCTCAAGTCAGGTCAAAAAGCAGAACATAATAAGCTGGGTACTTTAACCCAGCCCATACAGTTCTTACCTAGAAATAAGAAGGATGAAGAATGGGCTGCCTGGAATATGGACTGGTATGAGTTTGAGGGTGTTAAGCAGGTTAAAAGAAATGCTAGACGTTTGCTTAAGAACTACAAGCTTGCTAAAGGTATTATTGACAAGACTGACTACATTGTAGAAGAGGATAATGAATATGCAGATTTAGTAGATCAGCTTACTACTGAAGATGAAACTGCATTAGAGATTAAGTTTTATCCTATTATCCCTAACGTTATTAACGT